AATTAATATATATCACCATAGTGTACCATTCTAAACATTTGTACACAAAAATCTTATTAGAAAGCTATATTAAGCATTTATTTAATAAAATTATCTAACCATAGTTTTTTTTTATAAACATACTTATACAGTACAGATACAGTATAAAATACAGTAATACTCAAAAAAATCATTTAGGCAATATTATAAACTAACAATGTATATAAACCGATTAAGAGTACAACAAATTTTAAAGTACAGATATACACGCAATGATGGTGGATATGAACGCTTAACAGATGGTATGGGTTTATGGATTCGTGTAGACGAATTAAACCGTAAGCAATTTAGGTTTGACTACCGAGTTCCTAATACAAAGAAACGCAAAACTCTTGTAATAGATTATTTTAAAGAGTCAGAGCAAACCATTGGACCTGGCATTACATTAGCTAAAGCGAGAGATGAAAGAGACAGGTATAAAGAAATGTTAGATAAAGGCATTGATCCTGCAATAGACAAAAAAATTAATTTATCCAGGGTTGAAGGCGATCTTAACAAAAATAGTTTATTTAAGGATGCTTTTGAGAACTGGTTTAAGATTAAAAACAAAAACAATAAGCCTAAATCTATTATTGTTAAAAGAAATATGGCTGACAATCATGTGTTACCTATATTGGGCGAATTACCTGTTACAGAAATTAAGCCTAAGACAATTGAATACGCACTAAATGCTATTGAAGTTAAAGCGAATGGCTCTGATAATAATTACATACCAACAATTAGTAGATCATTAAGCATGATGAAAGGTGTTTTTATGAAATGTGTTCGAGAGGGTTTAATTGATTACAATCCTGCTGCATCTATTTCTTTAAGCGATTATGGTAAACATAAGGTAAAGCATCAAGCAACAACAGTTGTGCCTAGAGAAATAAGTAAAATTCTTTTTAAGCTATATGATTACAGTCCAGGACCTACTGGAATGTGGCAAATTACAATAGCTATGAAATTATTACCTTATTTAATGTGTAGACCAGGCGAAGTAGCTACATTGAAATGGGATGCTGTAAATTTTGATGACAGAATTATTACGATAGCTGACGAAGAAATGAAAATGGGTGAGAAACATCAAATACCTATGGCAGAACAAGTTTATAGTTTGTTAAAAGATGCTGAAAAATATAGAAAAGAAAGTGCTTATGTGTTTCCTGGTCGAGACAATAAAAGCACAAGCATTACAACAGGCGGATTACTGGGTAGGCTTAGAAGTTGTGGAATTAAACCAACAGAATTATGTAATCATGGATGGCGATCAATGGCATCTACTAGATTGAATGAAGGTATTAGTAGAGATGGATCGCTTGATATGAAGGACAATAATAAATCATTTGATTGGAATGCTATAGAAATACAATTAGCACATAAAGATTCAACGGTAAGAGGTGCATATAATCATGCTACTTATGTTGAGAGTAGGAGACCAATGATGCAAGAATGGGCAAACTATCTTGACAATTTAAGAACGAGCAGCAATCTTTGACTCCAGGTAATCAATTACTTCGCTTTCAAGCCAAGCACCCCTATTCTGTGTTAATTGAATTTTCTTTGGAAACTTGCCTTTAGCCATCTCTCTATAAATAGATGTTGCACTTAATGAAGTTATGTCCTTTACATCTTTAAGTTTAAGAAATCTTATATCCATTAATAGTCCTTCTTTGTTAATGCCTTCATTATCTTGATCCATTCTTCATCTTTGTACATTCTGACATCACCTGCTTCATAATGCGTTTCTGACAAAGGGTTCTCACCTATCTTTTGTACTGGCTGCAATAATTTTTTTAAGTTACCTGTCTCTATGTATCTTTTAAGTCTCCTATGAGCAGAGTTATGTTTGACTCCACATTTATCCATAAGATCATTAACAGTTATCTCTTTACCATCAGGCAGAAAAACTACAAGCCTTCTATTTCTACCAGCACCTCTGTATTCATGCTTAACACTCATGGCTAGAACGGTATATCATCTTCATTGTTAGCTTCATCAGCATCTTTGCCTTGATCGGTCAAATATGTATTAGTTTCTTGGTTTTGAGAAGCATCAGCAACCCAGGGATCACCAACATCGCCTTTAAGCATTTTATTTCCTGTGCTTGTAACATAAAATTGATCGGTAAAACTTCTTGTGGCATCATCCCATTGCATCTTAAACCAAAATGGTATCTCTAAATCTTTACCATCAACATTCATTTTTACTTTAAGTATTGGTTTACTTTTAGACATAAGAGATTCGATAGCTTGTTTATTAAATATGCCATTTTCAACATAAATAATTGCCTTGTTAGTTGTATCAAATTTTTGCATTAATAATCCTTAGTTTTGTGAAAATATTTGTGTTGTTAATCTATGGCTCTGTAAAACCATATCTAATTTATTGCTTAACTTGTCTGCTACTTCTTCAAGTTCAGAATAAACTTTTAATGATTCATTAAGCCTGGACTCTACCTTGACCTTTTCGTCTATGACTCTTTCAAGTTCATCCATCAATGCTTGTTCTCTTTTAGTTGGCTTTTTCATCTCAACCTCTCATTAGCTTTTAAGAATCTTTCAAGTCCATTTATTGCAGACAAAGATGTATTGTTCCTGATTGCAGCAATAAAAACTTTTACATATTCTGTATGTGTAGTGTTAATGTAAGACAACATCCAATGAGGATTGCCACTTGACATTAATACTTCTTCATATTCGTTCATTTCTGCTCCCACAGTAAATTTAAATAGTGTGTTTAAGGTACACACTTAAAACCTTTTGACTGTACATACCCAGGTCAAAGCTAGGCCTTAATCAGCATTACCACATTATGTTTCAGGGGGATGGCAATGCAAATGATGTACTCATCCAGGAGTAATGCCCCCATAAATTCACGCTGATTTCTTTCTTTCAAATAATTTGTAATAAGATTCTTGGACAATCGCTAAGTTATGTTTTTCTGCCCATGAATTAATCTCTTTAGCATTTGCTAATGCCTCTTTTTTCTTATCTTTATCTTTCGATATAAAAGAAGCGTAATATGTTTGTAATTTCTTTATTTCTTGATTGGCTTTTTTCTTACCGATCTTGCCATAAACAGAAGTATCAACCCTTTCTTGTTCTTCTTTCTTTTCAGCTTTCTCTTGAGCCTTTACTTCTTCCTCAAAATCTTCAGCTTCATCTTCTGAATAAACCACACCATGAAAGCCTATTAGTTTAAGAATGATGCGGTCCTTTGCTCTTTTTTCACATATAGCATAAGGGTAAGCATTCTTAGAATTTTTAGGAGAAACCTCACCATGCGACCAATAAGCATCATCACCCATATAACCCTTTACCCTCATTGTTACAATTCCAGCAGAAGCATCTGACTCGATATATACTGGATCATCAAAAGTAATTTTGTTATGTACCGCAAGTGCTTCACAAGCGTAATGTTTTAACACCCATGTACCATGACAATCCCAAAGGCAGTCCTCACTTTTAAGTCCTATCTCTTTTAGTGCGTTAGTTACATTTTCTGGGTAGTTGTATGTGGGCATTTAATCTCCTTAGTAGTCTATTGGTATAACTTGTATGAAATCATCAGATTGTGTCGGCTGCATTTCAGGATGATTATCTTCAACATATTCTGTAAACAATTCCTCAACTTTGTCATCTGATAACTCAGTAATAAAAGTTTGGTTTAAGTAAAGTGCTATCTTCAAAACTTCATATGAACAATGTATGGAATAAACCCAATGGCTAATCCAATCACAAAATATTTATGATCCTTACGAGTCGTGTGGTATCTTTCAACCACCATCTGTACATAAGGTCTCTTGTCAGCTTTGTAAGTATGTTCTTTGTATCGTTGTTGTATCATTTGATACTTAGTGCCAAATATTGCTAGTTTCATGCGACTTGCTCCAATTGTTTTAAGTTTTCTATATTTTGTTTACAATCCTCATAGCCTTGTTCAAATAACAATTCATCTTTAAATGACACATCTATCTTGTCTTTAGTTATTTGATCTCTTTCACAATTTAACCAACCGATCTGATAAATTCTTGGCTTAGAGCGTAAATAGTTTTTTCTATCTTCAGGGAGAACAAGTTTCTCAGCAATACTGATTGAATTAACTGGACCTTCACTTGACAATAATCTTTGTGCTAAATGAAACTGATCCTTGTTTAAATGCTCAGTTAAATTCTTCCAATCTGTATAGCTATCTTCCTGTTCTTTCATTTATTCTCCTTATCGGTTTGTAAAATTATAAAGCAATCTGTGTATCTTTTTTAACTAAATACGAATTTAATTATATTTTAGACAGAATTTGTATCTACAATAGACACAGGCATTAGAAAATACAGGTAAAAACCTGTATTAATCTACCTTTAAGTTAATTTGTTACGGTTACGGTATGATGAACAATATATCCATACACAATATAATGATGGATTGAGTACAACAACAATGTTGTAAAAACAGAAACAAAAAACAACTTACTAAGCCTACTTAACCTTGATTCCAAAATCATCTTGCGACTTAAATTTTTTACAACTTCTCGCTTTTTGTTAAGATTCTGAAAAGTATCAGAATCAATTATGTATCGATTAAACATATTTTTCTCCATTTGTTCTTTTATACTTGTACGAATGACCTACTCATGTTGAGCACATCAGCTCTGACTAATCTGAGCCGAAACCAAGTTTGTTATACCAAATCAATAATTTAGAGTGGTTATGGTTAAACCCACTAGGAGAATTTTTAAAGAGGCAAGATCCCAAGCCTCTTCTGTATCAATTGTCTTAATGCAATATTATTAAAATTTAAACTTCAATGTTATCAAATTTTTCTCAAAAAAAAAGTTGAATCTAAAAAAAAGTTAAGAATATAATTTAATTAACTCTAATGCGTTTTTATTAGTTACTTGTTGTCCTTCTTTAGATAATTTGTATAGGTAAGTTACTGATTTAGCTTTCTGTTTTTCAGTTAATGTTAATTTAGCCTGAAGTTCAGCTTCTTCAACAAATTGTAAACACATTTCAAGTAGTTCTTCATCAACTGTTTCATCGCCAGCAACTAACCAGGCGAATGAAACTTTTAAATACTCAGCTAATTTAATCACTTGTTTAATGTTAGGAGTTGATCTTCCTGTAAAGTAATGTCCAACAGCACCTCTCGTAGTTTTACCCATAGCTTTCGCTACATCTTCTTGAGTAAGTTTTTGTTTTCTCATTTCTTCTTTTGCTCTTGTTATCCAACTACTCATTGGACCTCCTAGATATTTTTTGTAGACTTTATCACATTGATTATACACATATTATTATTAATCCGAGATAAAATAGCTATCATTTATGTTTTAATAGTGTACAATGCGTATCGTTCCATGTTAGAGACTTGTGTTTCTGTTTGTTTAATTTGTCGAGAGTGTGCTAGGCATAAGATATCACAAAGGACTTCAGACAAAGTTAGAAATCAGAACCAAAGTAGATATAAACCAGAGTTATTAAAAGATTGTCCAGGATTTATAGAGGTATATGTTGAAGAAGATGATATTTAATATCGCACCTGTTCCAGCAGCGAGACCAAGAGTGACTCGTTGGAGTACTTTCTTCCCAAAAAAATACACACAATTTAGAAAAGACTTTGCGTTGATCCTCGATGAACTTGATGCTGAATTAGCTGAAGGTTTGCTTTATGCCAAGTTAGATTTCTTTATGCAAATCCCTAAGAGTTGGTCTAATAAAAAGAAACTAGCTAAAGAGGGTAAGTACGCAGATAACAATGTTGATGTAGATAACTTGGTTAAGGCTTGTCTTGATTCTTGTGAGGGTGTGTTTTACGAGAACGACAAACAGGTTGCCATGATTAGAGCAAGAAAGTTTTATTCAGTTAATGCTCGTATTGAGATGGAACTATCACCATTAAAGGATGCAGCATGACTGATATATTAACAAAACAAAAACATCCCTGGGGTTCTGCTCCTAATGTTTTATTAAACGATCAAAACATATCTTTAAAGGCTAAAGGTTTGTATGCGTTTATGGATTCTAAAAATGATGGTTGGATATTCTCAGCTTCAAGATTAGAAAAACTACTTAAAGAATCTAGGAAATCAATCCTAACAGCTATGAGTGAACTGAAAGAAAATGGTTGGCTCTCATATCAAAAGAATAGAGATGGATCAGGTGTTTATACATTGCTTGGTAGATATGTAGCTATAGACCCCAATCCTATGCCACAATCCCAAAACGCACATAACCCAAAGTCCGAAAATGACACCATGCCAAAAAAGGACTCTATTAGTAAGAAAGATTATTCTAGTAAGAAAGATTACTCTAGTGAAAAATTACGGTTCGATAAATTTAGGACAAAATATCTTGGAAAGAAAAGAGGATTAGAAACTGAGTTTGATAATTTTATAAGACATAAGGATTGGCAAAACGCTTTAAGTAATCTTGAAAAATTAAATCTTACTCTTGAGTCATTTAATACTAATGATAAAAAATATGTTCCTGCTCTTATGGTTTTTATTAACCAAAGACATTGGGAGTATTTTGAACAAGAACAATCTATTAATTTAGTTAATCATAAGACTGCTGAAGAAAATGAGAAGGCAGCTAAAGAAAGAGAAAGGCAACAGTATCTTGAGGCACAAGCATCATGAACAATGTATCTGCTTCAGAGTTTCGTGGTTATAAAGCCAAGTCTCCAAGACAGTTTATTAAACCTGTTGAAGATTTTCTTGCTGAAGCTAATGAGTTACTAAAAAAAGGATTACATCTTAGTGGTGATAAGACTTGTTGGACAGGTCTTGATGATAAGTTTAGATTTAGAGAGGGTGAGGTTACTATCTGGTCTGGCTATAACGGATCAGGTAAGTCATTGGTGATGGGTCAATGTGCCTTGTGGTTAGGTGAGGAGTCTAGTGTATTGATTGCCTCTATGGAAATGAAAGGGGCAGTTACCGTTTCTAGGATGTTAAGACAAGGTTTTGGTAATAGACATCCAACAGATAAATTTATCAAACAGTTTAAGGACCGTACTGAAAACAAGCTGTGGATTTACGATCAAACAGACAATGTATCTATAGATGACATTATGTCGATGATTGATTGGGCAGCAGAAAAGAAAGGCATTAAGCATATCATGATTGATTCATTGATGATGTGTGGTGTAAACCAAGAGATTGGTGATAGTCAAAAGAACTTTATGGCGCAGCTATGTACAAAAGCTAAAGAGTTTAATATTCATATCCACCTGGTAGCACATTCTAAGAAGCCACCTCAAGGTTTAAAGAACTACATTCCTAATAGATACGATATATCAGGTTCAGCTAAGATAGCAGACCTTGCTTTTAATGTCATCATCATTAATCCAAATGAGCAGAAAAAAAGAGACAGACAAGACAATCGCCCAACTGCTTATGACGATCCTGATGGTTGGTTTATTGTGGATAAGCAAAGAAATGGCGAATGGACAGGTAACTTTGGATTCTTTTTTCACTCTAGTTCTTTGAGATGTACTGAAGAATACTGTGATGTGGTGAAGCAATGGTAAGACTAACAAAAACACATGAAAATCAACGACTTACAGAGTTGAGAAACATGAACGAGAGAGATGTGATTGGTTATTTTCTCAATGTTAGGTCTATTGATGAGGGTCTTAAAAGAGATTTACAGATTGATGACTTCATATTCCAAGATACTAGAAGTGCTTTCACCCACATGACTGAGGGATATTTTTATGACCATGACAAAATGTCAGAGAATTATGAAAGCATGATGTTATGTCGTGGAGCAGATAGCAATATTTATAAGAAAATCAATTACTTAATAGGAATATCTTGAGCAAATTTATAAAGATTGATGATCGTTTTTCGATCACAGCAGACAAGTTTAATATTATTTTGATAGACAAAGAAAGATACACAAATAATGGTTATTCATATCATAGGTCAGTTAAAGAGGTTGTAGATCACATCACCTATACGGTTGAGAAAGATGTGGTAGTAGTAGGTGAGCCTATCTCAAGTCATAAAGTCCGCCATATAGGTGACTTATACCCAACTCTTGACAAGCTAAAGCACGACATTACCCAAAAGATTAAGAAGAAACTAAGCAAATTGAAAAAGGATTTGAAATGAAAAGAGCAGTAGTCTTTCCAGACCAGCACTATCCGATCCATGATGTAAAAGCAGTTAATGTTGCTTTACAAGTTATAGAAGAAGCCAAGCCTGACATATTTGTAAACTTAGGAGATGTGGGCGAGTGGGAAAGCGTATCAGCACATAGATACAAAAGACGAAAACGACCTCCTTTAGAATACCAATTACCTTTAATTGATAAAGAAATACTACAAGTCAATAAAGAATTAGACAGGGTTGACAAAGCACTAGACAAAGTAGGTTGTAAAGAACGATACATTTGCCAGGGCAATCATGATGAGTGGCTTGACACTTTTGTAGAAGAAAACCCTTACCTAGAAGAATACACTTTTAGAACAGCTTGTCGTTGGGATGAAAGAGGTTTTAAATATTACAAAAACAACAAAATTCTTTCTATTGGTAAACTCGATTTTATTCATGGGGCATACACAGGCAACAATCATGGAAAAAAGCATTTAGAAAATTATGGAAGCTCAATTATGTATGGGCATGTTCATGATCTCCACAGATATTCAATGACTAGAAAAGATGGTGCTATTTCTGCATGGTCCTTAGGTTGTCTTAAAAACATGACTGCTGAAAAGAATACTTGGTTAAGAGGGCGATTGCATAACTGGAATCATGCTTGTGCCATTGTCGATTTTTTTCCTAATGGTAATTTTTGTGTACAGATTGTTGAGATAGTAAAAGGCAAAACTGTTTTAAATGGGAAAGAAATCATTGGCTGATAAATATACCAAGTCAGCACAATACAAAGTCTGCCAATTAAGGCTAGAAGGGTGTTTACCTGGAACTGAAACTGTTGTTGCAGCACACCTTAATGGTGGTGGTATGGGTACTAAGCAAAGTTCCATCCACATCATGTACGCATGTGCCAATTGTCATGATATTTATGATGGTAGAAAGTCAGTAAATCCTCCTTATCTTAGAGAATGGTTAGACAATGAGGCACTTAGAGCAGTTATATGTACACAAAAAATAATGATTAAGGAGGGTGTTTTAAAACTTTAGGGCATAGCAAAGCTTATTTTAACGGGCGAGATGCCCCACTCGAATTGTGCTTCCAACTATCAAGTGTGCTAGGTCTGTGTCCTAAATTTTTATAACAAACTAGGAGCAAAAATGAAAACAAATAAACCAACTTTATATTACCTTTTAAATGGTGATGGTTTTTGGGAGTGTTTGGGTTATTTTGATAGTGGTGGTGAAGCATGGGATGTTGCTGCAACTAGCAGTCCAATGGGGGAAATTCCGTGGGTTGTAGATAAGGTTCAGTTATTAGATATTTGTATAAGCACATTACAAACTTTAACAGAAGATAAGTGTTTGAATTACGAGGATAGTTATCAAAAAGAGTTAAAAAAATTTTATAACAAAGCGGAGAAGTAAATGAAAGAAGTAATAGAAAAAGTATTAGAGAATAAATCCCTTACTGTGTTTCTAGGGATTTTTGTTTTAGCTTTATTGTTTGGGTGGATCGGTGGCTAAAGACTTTAATATTGTAAACAACCCCTCACACTACTTAAAAGGGAAGATACAGCCTAAAGATTATATTATCGATCATGATATGAATTGGGCAATTGGTAATGCTATAAAGTATTTAACCAGGTTTCCTTATAAGCATGAAGGTGAGGGGCAAATAACTGACTTACGCAAAGCTAAAGAAATGATTCAAATTCAAATTGATAGCATGATAGATAAAGACATTAAATGATTAATCGTGTTATAAAAAGAAATGAGCCTAAAGAAAAAGTATTTAAGTCTTTAGTTCAAGATTTTTATAGAGATAATCCGGATGTGGATATAGCTACAGTTTGCATTTATGAGGGTAAGCCTAAGAGATCAGATGCCCAATCTAGGCTTTACTTTTCATGGAGAGATATATTAGCTAACGAAACTGGTGAAAGTAAAGATAAAACACATGAAGATTTGAAAAAAAAATTTATTCATGGTAGGTCTACTAAAGAACTTACGATTCCTGAATTTGTAGAATTTTTAAGAGATGTTGACAGGTTAGCTGGTGACTTTGATATTACCTTGCCACATACTAACGATTACCAAGAAGCAATGTATGGAAAATATTGATACACATCTGCTATACAAAGAGTATAATGAAAGCATGTCTGAGGGAAAGAGAACAATTCAAGTCAATGTGCGTATGACTCAAGAAGAAGTAGAGTTAGTGAAAGCTAAAGCTAAACTTGAGCATATGAGTATTAGTGAGTATATGAGACTGACATCTTTAAATGCTAAAATAATTGTGACAGCAGAGAAGGATTTAGGGAAGTCCTAACATACCAGTAAACATAGCCTGTTCTTGAGATCGTCTATTTACCAATCCAGGTAGTTTTACACCACCACTATATACAAAGCCATCATTCTCTCCAAAGGCTTCTCGCTTAAATGAATCAAAATCTCCTGTGTTTAGTGCCACCAAAGCCTTAGATTTAGCGAAATTGCCTTGTCCTACATTAAACACTAATGAAGTTAAAGCTGCTCTTTGATTGGGATTTAAGTCAATAGTAACTAAACGGTCTACAGCTTCTTCAGCTTCCATCATATCTTCCATAAGAAACTGATTGGCTTGTTCTTCAGTTATCTTCTCACCATAACCAACTCTGTGAGTAGAGCCATAACCAACGGTTACAATACCTCTAGCTTTTTCATCATCATTAGCATAATAACCTGTATCACTATAACCTTCAAATCTTTTAAGGTCCTCTTTTGCCCACTCAATCGTGCCTGTTTTTGGATTTATTGCTAAACCCATTAGAAATACTTTTTAAGATGTGCTGCTACTGTACTTGGTTCTAAGTTTGCAAACATTGCCTTCGGGTCTACTGGTCGTTTAACCCAAGCTGGCTTTTCACCATATAAAGACATTGCTTCTCGATAGCCTTCTTCCGTAGACCAATGTGGATCGTCTGTATTTACACTCCAAAAATTAGTGCCTTCTGCCATAGTCCAGCCAGGTTTTTCAGATGACATTAAATTTTTTAATTTTTTAACAGGTTTATTTCTACCGCCAGTATCTTTGGGTTTTGAGTTAAGCATCCCACTACCACCCATAAATTCTTTAGCACCTTTTAGCCAAGCAGATTTCAACTCTTGACCTATATCATTAGCTGCATGAACAGAGTCCATCATTTTAGGTACTGCATCAGTTTGTACATTTGGATAACCACTTATAGGTATTGGTTTCCCATCAGCAGTAAATTGTTGTTCATCTATATAATCTGGATTTGGATTAAAATCTAACATCCCAGAAAGGTATTTCATTATGTCCATATTATTGTCCTGCTGGTGCGGTTGATAACATTTCAGGAACTCTCATTGCTTGCTCAACAGCAAACTCTGGTGGGTTGTCTGCAATTCCTTGAGTTAATGCTTGTCCTGCCATTTGTTTTGTAAAAGTTCTAGCGTTTTCTTCAGTCATACCTTTGCTTACAAGATATTTTTGCATTCGTCTTAAAGCAGGTTTATTTACTTTGTCTTTTGAATATACATTCATTGCTAACTTTGTAAATTGTGACGAGTCTAATAAATTACGAAATATTATTAAGGCAGCACCACCTGTAAATGCACCACTTACTACATCTCCACTACCAGCACCTACAGCAATGCCCGTAGCTCCAGCTAAAGCATGAGCAATATACCGACCCCAAAATAAAGCAGCACTTCCTTGTTCTTGTGAGTTTTCAAGTATTTTTGCCCATCTTAATAATGTTTGATCTTTAACCTCTGGATACAGTTGTTTTAAAGCCTGCCTGCCAGAATCACTTCTGACAAAGTTTTTAAATTTTGATGAATTTCCAGCAAACAATTTTTCAGACATAGCCATTCTTAATAGTTCTTTTTGTTCTACAACAAAATTTTCATTTCCTGAAGCCTTACCGATTCTTTCAATTTCTTTTAAAAAATCTTTCATGCGTGTTGCTGACTTTTCTGGAACACTTACCAAACTATCTAATAAATTAGACACCTTAGTTTCTTTTCCAGCAGACTGGCTTATTTTTCTATCTAAACCAAGAAAATCAGAATAAGCAGCATCTAGCCTAGCAGCATCTTCACCCTTGCCTGCTTTTACAGCAGACTCATTAAATAATTTTTGTGCTTGCTCTTTTAAATCCCTTAGTATATTTGTTGATGCTTTAAAGTCTTTATTAAATGCAGCATCACCTAATGATCGTTTAATTTGTCTTAGTGCATCTGTAGGACTTAATTTGCCTTCTTGCATAAGTCTTACCGCATCTTCAAGGTCAGGTAATGCTCCTTGTTTAATACCTCTGCTATATATGTTTTGCAAAAAACTATTGATAGCTTGCGGACTAACACCAAGTTCACCTAGTTCAGTATATTGGTCATCAAAATTTTGTCTAGCTGCTGCTAATTCATCACTAAGTTTTACACTAGCAGATTCAGAAGCACTAGCGAGTCCACCATCGCCAACACTATCCATAGCTTGCTTACCTTCATCTATAACTCCAGTTTGAGCAGCTTTTTGACCACCCATCGTTTCTGCAACTGCTCTTTTAGCTGAATCTGCTCCTCTAACATAACTTCCAGGGTTTAAGACTCTACCTGCTGCTGCTACAGCTTTTACAGCAGGAGTAGCGAGTGGTCCTGTTACAGCACCAACTAGGGTATTGGCTGCTAATTCACCACCATCTATACTTTCTCTTTCTCCAAGCTGAACTTTCATTTGTTGATTTTGTGCATTAGATGCAGCAGCGTATGAAGCACCTATAGCAGATGGAGCAGCTATCTTAGTTAATATAAAACGCATAGCACCTTTAGCACCTAATTTACTAGCTAACAGTTTAAATATGCCAATACCACCAGCGTAGTTAGTTGGGTCGGTCAACATTGCTTTAGAAACACCTTTGAATTGCTCCCATCCTGCCCTTGAACCTTCACCTGTTGCAGCAGTTCTGTCGTAAACATCATATCTTCTGAGTAATCTTTGAGCATCTTTTTGGTCTAAATCTGCAAAAGATGTAGCAAGTTCGTTCGCACCTACAGCTAAGTTATTTTCAACCATGTTCCAATACTCAAAATCTTTTTCAATAAGTTCTTGATCTGTGCCTTGCCATTTTTCATTTGCATCTTTGTAATGTGATGCTCTTAAATCTGCTAAATAGTTTGTGTCATTAGCAAGTTCATCAAATGTAAGTTTTCCACCAAATGCTTTTTTTAGGTACTCCATGCCTAACTCTGTAGTCATTTGTTTGTCAGTAGTTACTGTTATAACTCGACCAGATGCAGGATCAGTTATTTTGTACTTTTGTCTTTCAGCCATTAAACTCTCCGTTTATCAATTTATTGCTTCAATTACAATTTCATCTTTGTCTACAACTATTGAACTTTCTGACAATGGTTCTTCTGCAAGTGCAGCAGCAATTTCTTCTTTTGATGGAAGCATGTTGCCATTTTCTTTGTTCCATTCTCTTAGATGAGCCTTCCATTTAATTTGTGTTGGTTCTTTTGTTGTCTCCATCCAGCTAGTAAATTCATCATCTAATCTGATTTGGTATTCAGCAATACCTCTAGCAGTTAATAAAATTAATCTGTTACCACCTCTTGTTCTAGCTAGACCTTCTGAGGCACTACCAAACAATCTCATTTCTGCTTCTGAAATAGCACCTTTAGTTTTTTGCACCCAAGCCATAATTGAGTTCATTGAATTGACTCTGAATTGCTCAGTTTTGGCAGCTTTACCAGGATCAACAAATCCTAGTCCTAAACCAACACCTAAATTTCTAAAGTAATTTATTGTCTCAGCACCAGGACCAGTATATAAATCATCATCTAAGAATCCTAAAGATTGGTCAATTGTTTCTCTATAATACCTAGCAGAACTAGCATTAGCATTTGACTCATCGAAAGAATTTACAAGTGACTTAGATAATTCTTCACTCAATTTACCAGCACCTTTTTCTTCTGCACCTGCTCTTTTTTGGTCTTTCCAAATTTCTTGTGCTTTCTTAGCACACTCAGGATCGTTAAAATCACAAGCTAATTGAAACTGTGCGATATCACGAAGGTCTTGCATATATGTAGTTTTAGTTTGCGTGGTTTGTGAGTTTCTTAAATTAGTAGCGTTGTCTGTCATTTTTTGAGCAAACTCAAGATAACCAGCACCTCTTAAATCATTAGCAGCAGCTAACATTTGTTCAGGTGTTTCCATTTTTGGATATTTCTGAAGTATTGCTTGAAGGTTTTGTTGATTAACAGCTTCAGGTGTTTGTAACCCCATCATTCCACCTATTCTTGTGCCAAGCCTACCTCCTGCTTGACTAGCAGAATACACACCAACACGACCAGGTTGTAATTGAGCATTAACTAATGCCCTATCGTTTATACGGTCACTTATTAAAGTGTTTGGGTTAAGTTGATTTTGAAACATTGTATCTGCCATATTATTCTCCTATCCAAATAAACTTCCAGCAAACTTTCCAAGCATTCCACCTATTGGACCACCTACTGCTCCACCTGCTAATCCAAGCATGTCACTTAAACTTGATCCAGTTTCACTAGCAAAACCTTGTTTAGCATCTGCTTGATTTTGGTAAGCTGAAGATAAACTTGTTGGTGGTGTAACTTCAACACCCATATTGATAGCGTTTTGTATTGCGTTTTGTGATAAAGCATCAGCACCATAAATATTACTAATTGCTGCGTTTTGTCGATTAGCTATAGCATTAGCTATTTCTTGTCCTTGCATCATTGAGGTTGCTCTTTCTTGTGCATTTGCCATGCTTTGTGATTGTGCTAACTGACCTTGTAATTGATTACCTGAAGATGAACTTAACATACCTGTAGCTTGTAAACGCTCAAGTGCTTGATTTGTTTGTCTTGCTTGATCTAAGTTTCTGGATTCAGAGCCTTGATTGTAAATGTACTCACTTAAAGCAAATGGATCAAGATTTGCTAATTGATTAGCCAAGCCACCTTGTTGTGCGTATTGACTTGCTATTAGTCCTTGTAGTTGTGGATTATTTGCAACATTAAGTGTATTAGCATTTGGATCGTAATTTACATTAACAGCACCACCTGAAATATTACCTGGTCTAGCAGCAGCTATTTGCTGGTCATAAATACCTTGCATGTTAGCAATATTTTGATTGTTCACTTTATTGTTGTATGAGTTTTGTGCTAAATCAATGCCAGCACCTAACAAACCGCCAACCATGCTTGGTCCTGGTCTTGGCATAATTTGTGAAGCAGTAACTTGCTGTCTAGGAGTCATTCCTATACTTAAATCTGCGTTTAAATCTCTTGCCATCTTAATCTCCTGTCCTTGTAAATCCGTTATTATCTATTGCTGTTCCTGCACTACCGCCTGACCCACCAGAGCCTAGTCCATCACCTGATTGACCGCTTTGTCCAGAAGAACCGTTATTACCTACTGAGCCTCCAGAACCACCAGAGCCAGCAGTTGTTGTTCCTCGGCTACCACCTGCTATCGCACCAATACCGCCACCGCCAGCACCAGTTAAAGTACCTGCTCCACCGTTACCCGATTGTCGTATACATCCAGAGCCACTACATTCAGCGTTTCTTGAACCCCCAGAGCCAAAGGATTGTCCTCCTCCGCCTCCACCGCCACCAGCGTAGTCACGGTCAGAGAAACTTTGGTCATCAGTAGAGCCACCTCCACCTCCTCCGCCTCCTCCTCCACCGAGGATTGAGCCATTGTTGTCTAAAGTAATATTTTTTTCTAGCTTTAAGGCTGTGCCACCATTACCGCCAGACGAGCCATTAGCAGAAGCAGCACCTCCACTACCTCCTGACCCTCCAGCACCATAAATATAGCCATTGTTAATAATAGTAAGAACACCAGCAACACCACTTCCAGTAAGCAAGGCAGGGGTGCTAGTTGAATCTGAATAAACATAAACACCAGAGTTAATGACTACATCTACATCACCTAATTTTTGGTCAGAAGTAAGTACAGTATCTAGGTCTAATTTATTAACATTACTTGAAACTGTATAAGTATATTTCCTTTGATAAAAAGGCTTCCAAGAACCACCATCTTTGACACTAGCGGTTAATACTTCTTTCCAAACACCACCATCTTTAACAGAAACCTTTGTAGGTTCTTTCCAAGTTCCAGAATCGTTTATCTTTAAAGTCATATTAACTTGCTACTTGATACCAAATATCTCCATCAGAACCACCACTTGCAGCAGAAGTGCTTACTGTTCTATCACCGTGTCCATTCTTGCCAGCACCAATTTCTGTTTGGACATAAGCTGTTGTTGCTACTTGTGTTGTGTTTGTATCTGCTGAAGCAGTAGTTGCACTAAATGCTTCTGAGGCACTACCATTCAAATCAGCCTTAGTATTAACTGCTGTTTGTACTGCTGTAAATTCAGTATTAAAATCTGCACCAGATATAACTTTGTTTGCATCTGAATCAGCAAGAGCATCCTTGCCACTCCACGATACAGCTATAGTGTAATTACTCATCGTATTTTTCCTTGTTTATGTAGAAGTGTTAAATCTTGTAGTGAAGCATCAAATCCATTTGACTCAATACTAATTTCTAGTTTTAAGTTTTTAGCCGAACCTGTTAATGGTGTTTTGTATTCTTGTAATCCGTATACAGGTTTATAGGTAATACCTGATTTACCATACAAAGATGTACTAGCACCCCATAAAGCTGCTGTTCCAGTCGTAACTGGGTTTAAAGTTATAGCTGTAGTGGGTGATGGACTTGGACTATAATCTTTATACCACTTTAGACCCAAAGTTGCTCCAGACCCGCCCTCAAGAACCATAAATAATCTTTTAAGTAAAGAGGAGGCTACAGACTGTCCTAAATTAATCCAAGTTGTTGCTATACTGCTAGTGTAAGAACTATTAGAGTAAGTCTGAGACCCACCAGGATAAGCTAAATCAACATCATAGTAACCTTCGTAACCTGCCAAACCACCATCTTTTTGTCCTACTAACAAACCATATAACTCTGTATAAGCTAAACTAGATGGCTCTCTGTCATTGTCAAAAGTCCAGGTAGTTATGCGTGGTGCTTGATTAGGTGTAAAGTGTTTAAAATCAAAAACATAAGTAATATTATTATCTACGAAAGATAGAATATATATTCCTTCATTTTCAACATAGACTGCTTTTGCATTTGTGCTTTGTCCTACATTTCTAATAAGTGTATCTTTAATATTAAGTGACAAATCTTGCATAGGTAGTTTGTCTTTTTCTGTCGTTCTGCCTAAAGACCTTAAACCTGTGCTTGATAAAAACACAAGATCATCACCAATAGCCTGGACACTATCTCTTGATACGCAGCCCACACCTCGTATAACCTCGTTAAGTGCCATACTACCAATAATGTTTGGACTATCGTATACAGCAATATTGTTTGTACCAAAGACAACTAACTTGCCATAGAAAGGTGCTATAGCTATTATATCATCCACACCCCATACAGTCTTTAAATCTATATAACCACCATTACTAGCACCATTTTCTGCTGTAGTTCTAAAGTCATCAGCATCAAGCAAAGTTGAATAGTAAAGCACATCTTTTTCTTCTGCTACACCACCAACCCACATACGACCATAAAAACCCATACCACAACTCGGTTTAAATTCACCAGATGTAACACCAGATGGTCTATGTGCATTATCAAAGGCTGCCCACTTAGAACCTGCACCTTGAGAGCCATCATATCTTTGAGGCACTATGCCTTCATGAATACAAGTTAGTCTGCGATTAAATTCTATAAATTGCCATTCACCTGTACTGCTTGTGACTGTGTGTTTAACATCAGCTCCACTACTAGGAAAAGCAGCATTAGGTGCGGTAAAGTCTATTGTGTATATGCTTGTACCGTGACTAGCAAATATCTTGTTTGTGCCTTGATCGTTATGCTCAACAAGAGATGCTATAGCTGTACCACTTGGAGTTACCTTTTGCTTTAAACCTTTCCTAAAAGCAATACGACCAGACTCTCTTATCACTACATTTTCTGCTTTTGTCAAAAACGATGTATCTAAAGAAGCAGGATTGTCTTGCGTGTTAAGACCGTTTAATCCTATATCAGTTAGAGGTTGATAGGAAATTTGTTTAGCCATTAAAATCTAATCCTAATTAATATTGACTACTATAGTTTTCGTGAACATACCAATCTGTTTCATATTGTGTATTTCCACTATCAAGCATAATTGCTTGTTTAAGTGCTTGATTCGCTTCTTCTGCTGCGATAGATGATTGTGTACCACCATCTTCGCCTCTCTCTGCTATGGCTCTTGCCCAGGCATGTAAAACCACAGGTTTAGTAGGAACTTTAAGTGTTGTTGCTGCTAAAGTAAGTTCGTCTTGTGCTTTAATTATGTCAAAAGAAATTGTTTCAGCATTGATTGGAACAGGTGATAAATCAACTTTTAAATTATTACTACTATCAGCACCGTTAAAACCGTAGTAATGAGGCTCACCAGTAGGGTCTGTGGGGTACTTTACGCTGTTAAGGTAGCTTCGGCTTACCTGACACAATTGAGTGCCTGTAGTGTTGTTTATTGCATCTACTATTTTAAACTCTTGACCAGAAGATAAATTGTAATTCTTAGTACCTGCTACTGTAGAAATATCGACTGTTTCTCTAAGCACTAACCAATCATGATAATTTTCTACAGATCGTTTAGCATCATTTACCATACTACCGATGACTTTTTGATAATCACTTACTGTTGATGAGTCATTGATATTTCCAGACCAATCAGTAAGAATCGTATCTTCTCTTAGCCTTATTAATACCTCGTTAATTAGTTCTCTATAAGTCATATTATTTCCCTTTTGCTAATTGCGCCCCAAAATAGAACTCTATAATCATAGTTGCCCATCCAAAGATTTCATCCATCTTCAATACTGCTCCAGCTTCTAATTTGACATACTCAATAACATCAGGAGTTAATTGAAATCCTAGTATGCTAAAACCTTCTGTAGTTGTCGGCACAATAGTAGGCACATCAAAAAAAACAGGTGCTATTTGAGTAAATATAATTAAAGCCAAGATGACAAATATAATGACCCTTCGATTAAGGGCAGCCATAGGACTTTCTTTGTCTGCTCTATCTCTTGCTTGATTGATAGAATCGTTGCGTGCCTGCAAGTTTTGTATCATTAACTTTTGGTTTTCTTGTGCTGCTTGACTTTTAAGAGCAAACAACTTAGCAACAAATCCTAAAGCTATAGGTGCTACATTAGTTAAAAATCCAATCATGCGACTAACCTCAATACATTAAAGACACCTACCTCAGATGCTATAAAGTAAGCAAAGCCACCTAACAAGAAATATCTGATTTGATTAAGCATATTAAATATCTGTTGTATCTTGGAATTAGTGTCATCAATCTTGCTAAACAGCTTGGCTATCTGTCCAGAATGTTTATCTAATTGCAATTGAACTCTGTTATCATCCATCATCTTTTCTTTGGTTTTTTACCGTATCCCATAATATCTCCTAGTTAGCTAGTGGGTTATCTAAAGACTCTTGTATACGCTTTTCCATGTCTACCTTTGTCTTTTCTACTTTGATTTCAAACCTGTCTAGTTTGTCATCATAGTTCGTTAATTTTGTGTCAACTGACTGCAACTTACCATCAACCTTTGACTCTAAGTTCCATTGAGCATTTCTGAGGTCAGTCATGTCTTTTTTTAACTCTATTTTGATAGCATCAGCATGTTCTTCAATTCGCATTACATCACTTGATGTTTTTGCCATCTGTCCAGCTATAGCATCAAGGTCTAAATTTGCGATTCCTTCGACCTTTTGATACATAAGAAAGCCACCGTATAGAGTACCAATAATCGTTGAAATAAACGCAAATGCTGCAACGATACTAGCACCACTTAAACGCAATCCAAATAGCTTCAACTTTCTATCTTTTAAGCCTTCGCCTTTGCTTACTAATTCTTCTAAGTCAGCCATCAGTTATTGAACGCTCCATCATTCTGTAATTGTCTTAAGTATTCAATTTCTTGCTTTAATCTTTCTACTTCTAGCCTTCTTCTTTGTAGTTCTAATTGGTAAAGCGTATTACAATTAATTCTTTCGTTTGGTGCATCTAAAGGAATTATGAGCCTAGCGTATAAACCTATATCTTTTGTTTGTGGGTCTGTACCTTCTTTCCCTATAATTGGCACAACAGCATTATTAATTACACCTGTCATTCCAATCTCAAAGTTTGTACTACCGCCTATAGCATTCTTACAATCTAAGTCACCTGCCCTGATACTGTCTGAACCACTTACTGAACTGATACTAGGTATCGAAAAACTCATTGAACTACTATCTGCTATTACCTGTAAACTTAGTAATAATAAAACTAACCACCGTTTCACTTAAACCTCGAACAAATCTTAGACTCTACTATTGGCTTAAAGTCATCATTGCCTCTAAGTTTTGATGTTGTGCATATGTATTCTGCTAATTTTGCGTTTTCTTCATTAACATAAACATCAAACTCAACACGCTTTAAATACTTTATGTTTATTATCTTGTATCGACTAACAAACGGTATTGGCTGCCATTCTTTGTCAAACACTCCAATCTGATACCACTCTACATCTGACCTTTTATTAAACACTTGCATTGTGGTCATCTTGGCACTCGGTATAAACGACATTTTCCACTTTGGGTAAGTGGGTGTCATATCATGGGCAGCTACAGAACTACATAGCAATACCCATAGTATTACTGAGCGATACATTCAGCTACTACGACTGCTGTATAAGAACCACCGGGAAATGCTTTTTGTTGTCCACCACCATAAGTAGCAACTGAAGTTACACTAAACCAAGTTGTTCCTGCATGTGCTAAAGCGTAAGTTCGCATTGCTCCACCGTTCGATACTGTACTAGCTGCTTGATAACCAGACATGTCAGAGGATGATGTTTGGTCTACTGCTACTTCTCCTGTCCATACAACGGTGTCACCTAAACTTGGACTTGAACTAAATGAAGTTGGATAGCTTATCTGTGCTTTGTAAGCATTAGCCAAAGATGTATCAACACGAACAATAGGTACTTGACCATTACTTGCAGGTAAAGTAGTAAGCGTATACGCATTAGGGTTTCCATAATAACCAACAGTATCCGTATTAACTGTACATCTTGACTCTACATTGCCATTAATATTAGTATTAGCTTCTACATTCTTTGAAAACATAGAGCATCCAGCGACACCTAAAACTACAAACATTGTTATTAATTTATTCATTTATATTGCTCCTGTATCATTTCGTTGTGTAATTGCTCTTGTGTTAAACTTCTAAAAACTAACCTGTTATCTACTACCTTGCCACCATCTAACTGAGTTGTATCACGATATACACCGCCTGAAATCTGTGCTACATAATAAGAGTTGATATTTGTAGCTTTGTTTATTTGTTTTAAGAGAGATGCTTGTGATGTTGTGTTAGCTATGGTTAAGGCATTCTCTGTAGCTGCCAATGCTATTTCTAATCGTTCTCTTTCTTCATCTTCTTCTTCTGTTTCTCTTTTTTCTTCCTTTTTATCCAGAAGGTTGTCATCCACCGCTTCTGTTGTATCTTTAACAAACTCATCATCTAAAGCATCATATATTTCTATCTTAGGTATAACTGGCAATGGTGGTATGTAGTTAGGACATGATTCATCATTCTGTGCGTTTCTACATAAATCCCATCTGTACATATAAAGTATTGTTACATCTTCTATACTTCCTGTACCTGTACCTCTAATCCTACCATCACCAAACTGTTCTATTGGTGTGTATGATAAAGGTATAACATTCTGTACTTTTCCACCATGTTTGCCAGACCAATCTTCTGTGTCTTGAAAAATATAGCCACCACCAACTTTGTCATTTTCTATAGTAACTGTAAAGTCATCTACTACATTCTTAACTGTTGTGTAGTTATAAAGCACACCACTTATATCTAAACCTTCTTCAGCACTTATACCTAAAGTGCCTGTATTCATTTTCCAAGTATTGCCATATAAAGCAGCATTACTTGTATAGCCAAATTCGTAACTAAAAGAATATAAAGGCAGCAGCAACAGTACCCATAATGCTAAGAGCCTTTTCACGCTTTTCTGCAACACTAATTTCATTCTTCTCCTCTGGCATTGGTATTTCATCTGTCTTAACTGCCCATGCTCTTTTTGCCTCATCACCAATCAAACCATCTATAGGGCAAGGTGTTCCTGCTGACATCATTGCAGACCATACATCTGGGTCTTGGCACATCACACTAACTGCTGCTACTTTCATTCCAAACATATAAAGCTTTTGTGCTTTCTTTAGTCTGAGGCAGTTTTCTTCTGTGTATGTCGTACCTACTGATAAACCTAAAATCTGTGTCTGTACTGAACCACTAGAACTAATCGTACATAAGTCACTATTGTTTCCACTACCAAATTGAGGTGCTATTGCACTAGGCGGTGGTTGTTTAACTGTTGTAGTTTGCTCACCTGTTGTTGTAACAACACTTGTCGAGTCTGTAACAATAGGGTCAGCTGCAAATACCGAACTTGACAACAACAATACAACAAGTAACTTTCTCATTAGTCAGCGACTAAACTCACAAATGCTGGGTCTACTTCATCCGCAGGGTTAGCTGTAAAGTGTGTACACATATCTATGTTTCTAGTTAATGTGTAGGTTTCATCTCCATATGTTTCTGTTCCATCTTCAGCAGTATGTTTAACCTTTCTAGTTTCAGTATGAGGTTTATTCTCATAGGCAATAACCCCTGCTAAATCTGATATGGCATTAATTGCTGTCTTAATTGTTTCGTGTTCACTATACAAAGTAGTAGCGTATGTAGCAATGTTACTTGGCACAGCAGTACCACCTTTGGCTGCTCTTGACCAGTACCAGTCTATGTCTGCTAATCTACTGGCTACAGCAGTTCTAGCTTTCTCTAGCATATTAGCTTTAAGCGTAGCTACATCTCTAGCTGTTGAGGCATATGTTCCTACAACCTCTGAGCCACTTGTGTCTACAGTAAACTCACCATTCCAATAGTATCTGCTATC